TGGAGGTGTACCTGCACCTGCTAAGTCATTAAATGCTGCTTCACCTGCATCAGGAGCTGGTGCTTCTGGAGCAGCGGCAGTTGCGTCTGCTGGAGCAGCGGCGTTAACATCTTCTTTAAGAGCTGGAGATAATGATAATAAATTTGCTACTGCTGAGCTTGCTCTATTTACTCCACTACCCATAGATAAATCATATTTTTTGCCTGCTACTTTAGCAATAAAATTACCACCTGTTTTGCCACCACTTGAATATACTAATTGAAAATCTAAACCATTAATTAATTCAACATTAAATGTTGTTGGTTTTGGAGCAATAACAGTAACACTACTTAAATATCTACTAAATGAAGGAGACATTACTGATTCAACAGCATCTTTTAGTTTAGGGAAACGATATATTAAGTATAGAGATTTTTCAGCACGCTTAATAGCTTGCTCTTCCTCTTGCAATTTTTGTTTAATTGCTTTTTTAATATATTTTTCTAATAATATTCTTTTATCCATTTTCTATTGTTTCAGCTTCTTGTTCAACCATATATTCTTTAATACTATGAATATAGTCAGAAGCCAATGTTATGTAAGATGATACCCAACCTGGTAATTCATCTCCTGGTTGTATTAGTTGATAAATTTTAGCTCCGTTCATTAACATGTCACGTAATTCAGCTTTAGCCATTGATGCTTCATGATCTTCATTTTCACCAAGATTTTTAGCTACAACATCACGACGATGTTTTAAGTATTTATCTGTTTTATCTACTTTACCATCATTATTAATATCGGCATCTTCACGCCCAACAGCATCTAAAGCTTCATTAATTAAACCAGCTAATTTTTTCATTCTTTCTACTTGGCCCATTATTTTATTATTTTGCTTGTGATTTCCACATTGCAGCTGCTGCTACTTTTTGTCCAGCTTCTTTAGAACCATATTCTTTTTCTGCTGCTTTTTCTACTTTTTCAAATCCTTTACCTTTTTTACCTATGTCGCCACCAGCATGTGCTTTTTTAGCTACTGCAGATTTTTCTTTTTTAGTCATACCTGCAGATGGTTTTTTCTTAGCTTCTTTAACTGGTTTATCCATTGATGTTAATTGATCTTGAAGTTCTTTTTTCTTAGCTTCTAATTCATCAATGCTGTTATTCATATCATCCATTAAATCACTGATGATTTCTGGATCAACATAGTGGTTAATGTTTGTAGGGATTGCATTTTTGATATCATGTGCTTCTTTGATATCTTCTTCAATTTTAGCAATTTTTGCGTTAATTGCTGCTTTATCGCCTGCTTCATCAATCATTTTTAAACGATCAACAATAGCTTCTTTAATAATCTGACGTAATACTGTAGTATTCATTGTATGTGTTTATATATAAATATGTAAAATTTTAATCTAAATCTTCTAATCCTGTATCATCTTTTGTTAAATCGCGAGCAATATCATTCATTTCATTATTAGACCAACGTACTTGGGATGGTGTTAAAGAATCATTAACAGCATTTTCAACAAATGGGAAAAATTCCTCATCAGGTAATTTATAAACAGATGCAAAGAACAATTCACGAACACGTGGATCTTCTACATCAGATGAAGCATATATTTTATTAATAGCATCATATATGAATTTACCATAACGTAAATCTTCAGGTTCATTTGAAACCTTATCTACAGCATTAACAATAGCTTGATTTTTTTCTTTATCTGATCCAAATCCTTCTGTACCTATAATTTCATATAATCCTTTTACAATTTCATGCACTAACATAGGAAAACACATTGCTTGTGCTTTAATTATAAATTGACCATTTTCATCATCGTATTCCATTTCACTTTCACCACCTTGCATTTTTTGTCCTTGCGAAATAGCCGCTAACATCATTGCAATAGCATTTTCATCATCGTAAATACCAAATACTAATTTTAATATTTCATTGTATTTACCTACTAATTCTGGGTTGATTTGATCTAGGTATTCTCTAAATAGCATAAAACCAAAAGCACCTCTAACAGAAGCACCTTGAGTAATACCATTAATAAGGAGACGTTTTGCCTTCATCTTTTCAGGATCATCTTCACCAAAATCAGGTGTTGTAGGATCTTCATTATTAGGATTCATTTCGATATCCATATCATTACCTATACTAGCAATAATTTTAATATTAGCATAGTCAATAATAGGATAAGCATCAGTAACCATTTGTGTAGCTACCATTTCTAATTCATCACGATATCCTTCTTCAGCAGCAATAATTTGGTCTAATACTTCTTTAGAACGCAACATTGTTTGCATTAAAGGTTTATTACCAACCATTTGACGCAATGATTCACCAGACTTACCTTTTAAGGCAGCCATTGTTTGTGGTGAAAATATTTTTTCGTAATCTACTTCTAATAATTTAGATTTAGCCATTATTTCTTAGATTGAAATCTTTTAACAATTTTATCCAACATTTCTTCTTCGTTCATTGATGCTTTTGGTTTTGGTTTAACATCAGGATTTCCTAATGGACGACGAGGTTTAGGTTTATCAGTACCTGGTTTTCCAGGGTGTACTGCTGGTTCAGTATTTGGTTTTGAAGGAGCTGTTGCCGGGCCTTCAGCCATTACTTTTTCTATAATTTCGCGTATAGCTTGTTTTAATTGACTAACTTGCATTCTTTTTTTCGTTTATATGTTTACGAAGTAATTCTTTAAATTCTTTTATATGTCCTGGATTTGCATCTAGGTATTCATTCATAATGTACTGATGTGCCTCTGCCAAACCACGTTGTTGCAACGCATTCAATAAATCTGATGGTGAATTTAATGATATTGCATTATTACCATTAGCATTACCTGTTAATATGTAGTTACTATTACCTGGTTGTACATTAATAGATGCTATTACTTGTTGATTAGCTAATCTAATAATGTAAATTTTACTAGCACCAATAGAAATAACTCTACCTACTCTACCTGCTGTACCTAAAATATTATTACGACGAGCAGCACCTCTATCACCATCCGGAGCAACACGAGAAGCATTATTAACATTTAATCTTCTAAATATAGATCTAGGTAAACGAGAATATGCTATATCTAAACCAATTTGACTCATTTCCTCTGCAACATTAATATCACCTGCTGCTACTGGAGTAGCGGCTTGTGGTTGACGAGGAGCGTTTGTTACACCTGCTGGTCTTCCTCTTCTACCTGTAGTTGCAACTGATGCTTGGCCTGCTGCTGGAGCAACTCCTAATATTCTAGCTGCTTGACTACTTGATAAATTTGCTTTTAATAATTTACCTGTTGAATCAGATATTGTAAAACTTAATCTTGAATTTTGAGTATTAATTATATAAGGTTTTCCATCTTCGGCTATAACTGGTCTATAAATGTTACCAGCTTGTAGTGGCGGATTTGCAGCAATAGCTGCTTTTCTAATTTGATAACCTGTATTACCATATGCAGATGTATTTCTTAAACTACCAATAAACTGTTCATCTGAATAGGCAGTAGATGTGCTTCTTAAATAAGCATAATATGCTGCATAAACTTGTGGGTCAGTTGTTGTAGTTCTTTCATTTGGTTTTCTCCAGTTATTATCTCTAGCTAAAGCATCTATTGTTAAATTATTTAATCCTCTATTAGTAGCCATAATAAAGAAAGCAGTTTCACTACTATTTTCAGGTATTAAAATTACACTATTAGTTCCTCTCCAATTTACTATTCTTTTATTTAATGGAATTGATTTCAATATAGAAACAAAAGAATCTTTATCTACTGTTTGAGGTATAGGATCATTTGGGTTAATTAATGTAAGGGCGTTTTGTTGGAATCCTTCATTATTACTTTGACCAGCAAATACTTTTTGTACTTCTTCATCACCAAATGGTAAAGAAGTAACTTTACCTTCATTATCCATTTTATATGAAGAGAATGTATTTGAGTCTAAAATTATTAAATTTCCACCTTCTGTTTCCTTAACAACTAAAGCAGAATTAGAATCTGTTTTTGCTTTTTCCAATACATTACCAATAACACTCTTATCAATTGTGCCTTCATTAGATAATGAAACTAATGTTTTAAATGGAATCTTATCTAAGTCTGGGTATTCTAAAAGATATTTTGATGTACGTTTATTTAATTTAATATTAGGATAATCATCTTCTTCAGTATATAATCCTATATTAATATCGTTACCATCTAATGTTAATTTAACAATTCCTTCTCCATCTTTAGTAACATATAATCTTACTGATTTTGATGATTGGAATTTATCAAATTTAACTAAGAATTTTTTAACCTCGAATGTAATAGCTTCAGTAGACAAATATTCTAAAGAAATTTTATCTCTCATATTTGCTATGATTGATTTAACATCTTGATTTGAAAATTTTTCTAAATTTTTAGCTAATGTAGCACTATCAATAATACCAGCATTAGTAGCAATTGTTGATGCTATTTGAGGGAATTTAGATAGATGTTTTTCTATAAATTGATCATTAGTAATATCATTAAACAATTGTCTACCTTTTCTAACAACTAGATATTGTTCTTTAACATCAAATGGTAATTTAGCCCATTCTCTATATGTTGTAGGTTTATTTTTATAAGATTGGTTTAATTTTTCTTTAGAAGATAAAGGAATATATTTGAATACACTTCTTAAACCAGTAACTGATGGGAAATTTTGTTCAATAAAACTCCATGGTTCCCATCTATCCCATTCTGTAGCTCTACCACCAACATCATTATTTGATCTATCTGATGCTTTGTAAGTATTATCACTACCAACAACAACTACAAAGAAACTTTTACGGTCGCTGTTAGGTAAATTTGTATCTTTTACTAAATAAAATGTTGGGTTCTTTCTATTATCATCATAACGATAGTTACCAAATGAACCTCTAGTAATACACCAAGATTCACCTCTACCAAAATTTAAACAGTTTTCCTCTTTAGAACCATTATATATAATTAAACCATTTTGTTCGTAAACTACATCTGGTGTTATATCGGCTGCCTCTTCAGGCTCAGCAACTCCTTTAGATGAAGTAACTAATTTAATTAATTTTGATAAAGAATACTTACGTAAATCTTTTTCAGTTACTTTAGGAGAATTTTTTAAAGAATCAAAACGTTCAATATATGCTTTTAATTTATCATCAGCAATCTCAATATTTAAATCATCAGCTTCTTCTTTAAATTTAGCCATTAATTTATTAATCTCACCTTCTGAATACTCATTAAGTGGAAATAAATTGTGTGTTACGTGAATTATAAATTTATCAATTGCTCTCATTACTTATTAAACTTTACTTTTGCTTTTTTAGTATTAGGTACAAATTGTTTATCTGATGCTACTTTTTTCTTTGATGTAGCAGCGCGTTCAGCTTTAGTTAAACTATTTGCTTTAGCACGAGGTAAACAACGAGTTGTCTTATGTCCCTTTTTCATTGTACCGCAAGGACCTGTTATATTACCTGCTGTATCAATACGAACCCAATCTTCTTTTGCAAACCAATCGTGAAGTGATTCTTCCATTGAATTATATACATTGGAATTATCGTATCCACATTTATGACAAGTATATGGATCTTTTCCCCCATCTTCTAATTTCCATCTCCATCCACACTTTTCACATTCAATAGTTTCATCATCACCCTCCATTAATCCCTTACATACTTTAACAGCACGGCCAGAAAGATAAGCTGATGGTTTTTCACCAGCAGCTCTGCGACGATTATAATAAGCTCTACCTTTTTTACAAAGTTTACTTTCAGCTATTATATCTTGTAATATTTCTGTTAACTTTATCATATTACCACTTTCTACAAGACCAATAATTAGCTTTCCAACGTGGTCCTGGGTTATCACAGTTATGTCTTGCTCGGTATGCTGCTCGTCTTTTTGGATTTTTAACTTTGATATTCATTCTCTTACCATGAGCTGATTTGCCACCAAATCCAAAATTAACTTTTACAACTTTACCTTTATTATTTTTAACGTATACTTTAAATTTCTTAATATCACCCTGCATTATTTTACCTAGCTGCACTTTATGACCGTGATATTCAGCTTCGGTAATACATGAGCAATCAGCCTCATTTATCATTTGAGTATACTCTTTTATAAATTGAACAAATTCTTTTAAATCTTGTTCATTTTCAACATCATACTCATCAATCTCTTCTGTGATTAATTCTGTTAATTTTATCATATACTTCCAATGCGTTTATCAGTTAAATACTTGATTTCAGTTCTTAATGAAGCTACCTCAGCAACTAAATCTAAAATTTGTTGGCGCATTTCATCTTTTTCTTGGGATGATTTTTCTAGTAAAGCTTCTAATTTAATAATTCTGTCTTTGCAGTCGTGGCGGATGAAGTCTTCATCTCTTTCTTTGTGCATAGCTCGTTTTTCGTAGTAACGAAACGCTGTGGTACCTCCTAAAACTGTTATGGCTGTTATTATTACTGAATAAAGATTGTCCATTATATCTACCTATATATTTAGTTATTGATAGCAATAAATATTAGGACTGGGTTATATTCTTTACCTTTTCGATATATTCTTGAAATTCCTTGATTAGACCCGTGTTATCACCACCAGACCATTGCTCCATTTCACCGTTTTCAGTAACAATTTGGTCTGGGTGTACATCGTTAATTAAATCTTGTAATATTTGTTCAAGATCTCCAATAAATCCTTTAGCGTTGCGTTGAACCATATCTTGTACATATGCTTCATATTTACCTTCTAAACGCAATTTAGTTTCTCTTACAATAACACAGTCAAAGCATTCTTTATGTATTGCATACATTTTAGTATCCAATACTTTTTTCTTCATTGCTTTACCACATTTAGGGCATGTAAGTGGGATTTGTAGGGCTTTTTTAACTAAGTCTAATTTGGATATGGTCATTTTAATACCATTCTTAATGGTCCAATTTTTACCATTTTCTTCCCAAATATCACCTTCTTTATGATCGATATTTTCCTTAGTATAACCTACTTGAGTTGAGATTTTATCTCCGTATTTTTTATTTACTATATTTCTTACTCGCTGTACATCCTTTTCTCGAAACTCTTTTTTCAAAACACTTTCATTCATCATAAACCTAATTCTTTTAATTGATTGATTGTATCAATAGTTGAAGTATGTAATATCCCAATACCACCTGCTTCTTTCCATCGTTTAATATTATCTGCTCTATCATCAATTAATATTGATTTAGGAGATGCGTATAATTGTTTTAATTCTGCTGATTTAAGTAATAATGGAGTGCCTGGTATATTTTCGTCTACCCATTTTTGTTTTCCGGTTCTGGATGATTGGTCTCGTGAAGGTGCTGAAAGTAATTTAGGAGAGTATTGTTTAATATATTCCCATAATTGCATTCCATCTTTCATCCAAGTCAATCCAGTCCAAAACGCTTCACCTGCATCTGCTATTGGTTGCCAAAAACTACTATCACCTTTAACGTGATTTCCTCTAATATTTTTACCAGTTAATTCTTCGTATCCTTTTTCAAAGTCAACAAGAACACCATCCATATCGCAATATATTTTAAATTGTGGTGTTGGTGTTTGTGCTTCGAATATCATAGGATTCATTTGAGCGAATTTTCTCATTATTTGACCTGCTTTAGAATTAGCTTCATTTTCAGTATCTGATCCTGTTGTGCCGTCTAAAGTTTGTCCTTTTTGTTTTTGAGATAAGTGTACTAATTCGTGAGAAACAGTTCGACATATATCAGCCATGTTACGATTACCGGTATAAACCCATATCTTATCGTCTTGTGGAGTATATAACCCCATTGACTTCATTTCCCTCGCTTTCGCCGTATCGCCGCTTATCACGATCTTTCCCCCTCCCCCCTCAATTCCCAATTCACGTATTGTGAAGCTAATGAATTTCTTTAATAAATCCAAATTCACTTTACCTTCTTTTAACTCTTCTTTTTCGGTGTCGCCCATTGTATAACCAGCAGCATCCATGAATTGTTTAACATCAATACCTTCAGGCAAGAAAGTTTTAATTAATTGCTCATTTTTTGCTCTAATAGCAGTACGAAAATCAGTGGCACTAATTCCATCAAAATTCCCTGCATTAAATAATTCTGCATTCTTATATTTTTCATTTGATAAGATAGAATTAAAACGAGTAAATTCATCTTTACCAAATGCAGCAATAATTTTTGCTTCTGGGTTGGATGTAATTAAGCTGTATGTTTCTTTAACTGGGTTTTCTTCTGCAACTAAATAATTAACATTTCCCGGTAGTAAAGTTTTATACAATTCCCATACAGCAACACTTTCTTCTACAGTAATTCCATCACGAGTTTTAGGTGAAATTAAAATTTGAACCTCATCACACATGTCTGCTAATCTCTTAACAACATTAAAATGTCCTTTATGAGGTGGTTTGAAAGCACCAGGAAATACACCAATAGTATATTGATCATTTTCTAATAATTGTTGTGCTATATATTGACCTAAATTCATTATTGTACGAAGGATTTTACTTTATTTATAATTTCTTGTTCAGGTAAAACGTAATTTTTGATTTTATTATTAATACTATCAAATTCACGTTCTAACTGTTCTACTTGCTGTTTATATAATTCAACCTGTTTTTCATTAGCCTTATCTTTTTTAGCTTGTTCTTCAGGTGATAATGGTTCTGTTGATTTATTACCTAATGTTGATTTAAATGAATCTTTATCTTGCAATGTTAAATCATTTAACCAATCATATAATTTTCCTGTTTTAACGGCCGAATTAAACTCATTAATTTCTTTTGCATATTCTTCATCAGGAGCTTGATACATAATAAAATTATCGCCTAATTTGGCTTTATACGTATCTATATTTCCATATACTGAGTTCCAAGTTGATAATACAGCTATTTTTGGTACTTTACGCTCACGTTTAAAGTTTCTTAAAAATGAAACAATAGGATGGGCATAAACCATGATCATCATTACATCATAATCTGGATGTTGATTTAATAATCCTGGTACTTCTTTACGTCTATACAAACCACCAAATAACTTAGCAGCATTTGCTGCAGTTGTATCCCAAATAAATGATTGATGAGCAGCTAAAGCAGCAGGTACATCTTTATCATCTACTTGCATTGATGATTGCATCAAATTGTTATACATAGGACTATTCTTATCCTCAACATATTTGTCTGGATTAATAATTTCAAATCCAGGAGTTGATCCTTTAATTTTATTAATTAAAGTTGATTTACCTGAACCTGCAGCTCCAGCCATGATAATCATTTTATCTTTAGGTGCCATAGCCTCTTTTAATATGTCTAATAATTTAATCATTTCTTATATTGTAATAATCTTGAATTATCTGGGAGATATTTGCCTGTTAGTTGCAATCTATCTTGGTTATCAATCCAATATTGTTGTAATCCATCAGGAATATCAGCTCTAGTTAAGTCTAGTATTCTTAAAAATTTATCAATTAATTTATTATAATCTTCCTCACTCAAATTACTCTTTAAAAAACCAATTAACTTATGGTAATCGTCTAATATTTCAGGAGTAATTTCAAATCCAAATAATCTATTCAACAATGCTGCAGCTTCAGTTGGATTTTTAGCTTCATTTTCTCTTGTTTCTTTATTAATAACACCTATAGCGTGATTGAATATCCTACCTTTAAGAGAAAATAAACATAATATTAATTGAGTACGATGTAAACCTTTAACATTATCTTGATACATAGCTGAGTGATAACTAAATCTTAACCAATCTGGGTCTCCAATATTAATGTCAATTTGAACATTTTTATTTAATTTTTGACCTTGAGGATTGTATTGAGGTGCACTACAAAATATTGTACCTTTACCTGATGATTTAGTATCAACTTCTATTTCACTAGAGTTTTCATCTAATTTAGTTGATATTAATTCAACCATAGCTCGTAATGATATTTGAGCTGGTGTTGAAACTCTAGAGCGCTTAGTAAATAATTGAAATAATTCATTATATTTACCTTCATCCACTCCCCAACCTTTAAAATCAGGTAAATTTTTATTATATAAATGATGTTCATTATATGATAAATCAATATCTCCTGATACATTTTTCTTGCCAACTGACCCTAATCTTTCAAATGCTTTAAATGTATCTTTCTTTTTAGGAAAAATACGTGACAATTCGTCTATGAATTTTTCTAATGTAGGTTCAATATTAGCCTTGTCGATTGGTGATGTAGCATCAAATACATTACCACCTTCAACAATTAATTTAGCTATGTCAATCAGTTTGATCATGTGTCGTAAATATAAATAGGTGACCTGGACGAGCCAAGCCACCTATAAATATTAATTTATTACTTACTTATGTAAAGTTATAACGCCATTGTTATCAACCAATATAGCACTCATATTTTCTACCCAATCACCACTATTAATATAACGTTTACCATTAATTAACCTGTCTTCTGGTTGATGGATATGACCACACATAACTCCATTGCATCCTTTTTTATGAGCCATGGATAGTGCTGTAGTTTCAAAATCGTTGATATAATTAGTAGCTGCTTTAACACCACCTTTAATTTTTTGAGATATTGACTGATATGGTAATTTTCTCCATTTACGATAATTGTTGTAAACTCTATTTAACCATAATGCAAAGTCATATCCCACAGCTCCTATTTTAGCTAACCATTTATATTTGGTTATAAAAACATCCACAACATCTCCGTGGAAAATATAATAGCTTTCATTCCTATAGACATCATTTTCAACCCAAACTTTTGTATTGAAAACGTAATCTTCTCTAATTTCAATGCCGCCGAAGTGCATTCCAATAAATTCTTGTATAAATTCGTCATGGTTTCCTCTAATCCAGATTATCTGGGTTTTATTAGATAATTTTAATAATTTGGAAATAACTTTTGTATGTTGTTTTTTCCATTTAGCTCCTCTATTAATAGCCCAACCATCAATAATGTCTCCATTTAAAATTAAAAGATTTGTAGGATGTTTTTCTAAAAATTCAATAAATTCTTCAGCTTTTGAATCTTTGGTCCCTAAATGTAAATCTGAAACTATAATTGCTTGGTATTTCATTTCCAATAATTGTGATGATGTTTAAAAAATTCTGGATTATTTCGGTTAAAATAACTTTTAATCATAATCCAAAACATATAAGTAATTCCTTTCTTTTTAAATCGTCTAGCAGATGTAAATACTCCTCCTGATTTATGAATCCAAAATTTATTTGGTTTTACTTTAGATGATAAAGAATAATCCTCAGCAAATAATTCATCTTCTTTATATCCACCTAATTCCCAATATTTTTGAGTATTCCAATATTGAAATCCACCTACGGCGAATGGTGTACCTAATTTTATACTTAATATTTGAAATAAATCAAATAATCTAAATACCCAATTCCATCCTTTTTCAGTTTGGAAAGGAACAGTTAATAAATCTCCTTTAAAATCAGATATAATATCTAAAACATTCTTATCAAGTAACATTATATCAGCATCTAGAAACAATATATAAGGGGTATCAACTAATTTCGAGCCTTCAAGACGCGCTTTAGATGGATACCCCCCTTTAATAATTTCTATATTAAGAGAATACTTATAATCTATTTTTGCTTTATATAACCATTCTAATGATTCTTGATCATCAGAATTATCTGCAATTATTATTCTAGTTCCAGTAATATCTTTTTGTCTACATATAAATCCTAAACAATCGTATATATTAATACTTTCATTTTTACAAGGAATTACAATAGTAAATTGGTTATTCTTCACACAAATAAATATCCTTAAACCTTTTTAATTGATGTTGGTAATAATTCCGTCATAGGTTTAGCATTTGGGTTCTCTAGTTTATATATTTCTTGGATATTTTTAAACATTTTAAAATTAGTTTCAATATCATTAACAACTTTTAACTCCCAACCTTTACCTTGGATTTTATCTCCTTTACCCTCACCTCGTGTATTTGCCTTAACCCATAATATACCTGTGTGAGTTATTTTCTCATTGTGAGTTTCGTTCCAAGCTGTAGCATAAGCGGCTAATTGTAAATCATATGACGTATGTAAACTGTTAGATGTTTTAAGATCTAGCAACCATATGTTATCAAATAATTTAACAATTAAATCCGCAGTACCTGCAAATTCATGTTCATCTGAAAACAAATGGTACTCGGTTGCGATTAATTCTGGTTTGTGTGTATTCCAAAAGTCTGCAAACTTAAGAATCATCTTCCAAACATCTAAATTGTATTTAGCATTACCATACTCATCAATCCAAGTAAGTTCTTCTCCGTTTAAAAATGCTTCAACAGCATTGTGTACTTGTGTTCCCTCACCAGCTGCTTTATTAGCAATAATTTCTGAGTTGTGTCCTACATCTTTTAACCAACTGTGAAAGAATTGGTTCTTAGGAAAATAATTCAAAATGCTAGATACAGAAGGATAATGTTTGCCATCTCTTCTGTAGAAACGTTGATCTAAGACATTAACTTGCTTATTGTCGGCACTATACTCAACAATACGTTTGATCTTAGGATCTTTTATAATGTTTGCATTTTTGTCAATCATATTAATTGTAGTTTTTTCTCAAGCAAGCTCTGAAGAGTCAGAGGTTGTGTTTGCTCAAGAGTAGTTAAAAATGAATCAAATCCAATTTCATTTGCATCTTTACCATCCAATTCAACCATATACACTTCCTTACCATACGACATCAATTTCTCAGCGTGTTTTAAGGCGTCTTTCTTGGCATCATTGTCTAATGCGATGTAAATTCTATCAACATTTGATTTTACTATTTTTTCCATTAGCTTGTCATGTAATACTTTTCCAAGCAATGGAATGCAATTACGTTTAATTGTAATAGCATCAAACATACCTTCACATAGTATGATTGGTGCATTCCAATTTATATATAATTCTAAACCTATAACTTCCTTAGATGCTACAGGTGGGTTTTTATATTTGCGATCTGAATCTTTATAAGCACGGGCTACAAAGTAATTTAATGTACCATTTGCATCATATGATGGAATAATAACTCGACCAGCATATGGTCCTTCTTTACAGAAACCAATGTTATATTTAATCATATCATCAACAGTAATACCTCTCTTAGCTAAAAACCTAAATGCATGTTTTGCTTCGATTTGTGCTACCCTATCAAGACCTTTATCAGTCATAATATGGGGTAATGGGTTGCTTACTGATATAAATTCTGCGGGTAAAGCGATTGCTTCACTAGAGACATCGTTTGTGTTAAAAGTAGTGGGTTGAATTAATAAACTTAAGTCTTTAAATTTATCTGGTGTTGCTTTGGCTTGTTTGAACAATGCACGAATGGTTTTGCCTTTTGAATCACAAACCCAACAATGCCAAAAATTTTCCTTTTTAGCAGTAGTACGTAAACTAACTTCTAATTTATTTTTGTGATGAGAACAGAATGGGCATTTAAAGGCATAATTACCCTTACTTGTGACTTGTCCTTTGCCTAGTACTGATTCGACTAGAACTAATAATGCTGCATTTTCAACCATATAACCATTAATATACGATCTTATTCTGCCTCAAACAAATCTTTGCGGAAGAATTTGCCTAAAATATTATCATTTAAGTAACGATCATCCTCCAATACATTGTGTTGAAATAAATATTTTGTTTCCCAATATGTTAGTTGTTTGCTGGTTTTGCATAGTTTATACACGTAGCGCTTTAAATTTTCTTTTGGTAATTTTTTTACTTCAAGAGAAGAACCATAATAAGTCTTCCAGTCGCTTTCCGATATAACTAATTTTTTGCTTGGTTTTTTACCACGAGCCACAGGTAGTGTTGCTAATTCTTTCTTTCCTAATTTTTTATTTTGTTTATGAAAGAATGCTTTTTTACCAATATATTGTTTACCTGTTGTTGTATCTAAAGTACAATAAACATACCCATAATATTCAGAGGGATTAAAATCAGGATCATTAATTAGATCCTCAACCTGAAGAACAGGTCCTACAACTTGATGCATAACTAAGTTTTATTTTATGTGTCGTACTTCACCAAGAACGTCATATCAGTATCTGATGAAATAGGAATTGGTTTTCCGAATTTTGCAACCATTAAAAGTTCATTTTGTTCATTATATAAACCTAATGTTGTAACATAAGGTCTAAAATCAGAACCAGTTGCAAAATCCATTATAGATGATGATACGTTAGTTTTATCAGATAGCAAAGTAGGATTATAAGATAAATTGTATTCACTCTCCTCAACAGTACATTTTACAAAGTTTTCGTAAACTGTATGTTCATTTCTAAAGTTAATATTAAATGATCCTGTATAAATTGCCATAATTAATTATTTTAACATCCACTTGTACCAAATGTTATGTTTGGATTATCACAACTTGAAACACAAGCACTACATATAGTAGCCCCAGTAGAAATATAATATCCATTAGTACAAGCATTAAAATTATCACTTGAGCTTCCTGATGGGATTGTTAATGTGAAAGCGTATGACGAGGCATTATTACATCCTGCATAATTTGTATAATATGATACATTTACTACAAATGTAGTATCAACATCTACTGGGTTAGAAATACCTATTGATGCTCCCATATTATCGTCAATTGTTCCTCCAACACAAGGTTGCATAAATCCACCAACACCTGTTACAGATGCTGTTACTGCTGTAGAACCTGTTGGTATTGAACTACAACTACCACTAGACATAAAAGTTCCATCATTCCATCCACAACAATTTCCATTTCCTACTTTATAATAAATTCCACCTGAAACATAATACCCATCAGGAGCTAATTCTAAACTAGAAGATAAATATAATCTTGAACCTGTATATAAAGTGATAGTTGATGCATGATCACCTTCTATTCCTGTATAATCTATTACTATTGTAGATGTATCTAAATAAAATTGATCACAGTTACCTGATGTACAAGCACTTGCTGAAGTTGAGCCTGAGCAAAAAGTAAAGGGGCCGTATAAACAATCTCTCCACTTCCCATTAGTTAAACTACTAGTATAACGTTGTTCATAATAAAAATTAGTACCGCAAAAACTTTCTGTTGGAGTAGTTAAGTTATGAGAATAACCCACAGCACTACTATCATCAGTAAAATACTGAGTGACTTTAGTATAAATTTTATTTCCGGATCTTCTTATCATTATTTATAAATATTTTATTATACTATATCCTTTAGTTAATGTATACTGATTGGCCTGATGAACTAGATCCAAATGTTCCTCTTAATGTTACTGTATATGTACCTGGTCCTACTACTTGATTATCACAAGAAGGACTACCTGCAGTATTCTTACTAGCAGAGAATGCATAATTTCCCGGACCACCAACTTCAATTAAGTCGCAAGTTACTGAAACTAATGCTGAAGTGCCTGCTGGTGATGCACATACTGATATGTTTTGAGATCCACCTGATATTACCAATGTTCCTGTTATAATAGTTGTACCACTATTTCCAGCAGTATACCCATAAACGGTTCCACTATTACCATTACCATACCAAGTTGAAGTACCACTATTCCATGCCCAATTACTAAATGTTTTTGTAGTTGATGGTGGTGGTGGAGGAGGAGGAGGTGCTGAGTTTAATATTGCATCTACTTTAATTAAGTAATCATTATTAGTTGCTGTAAATGGATATGTTAACCAATCACCACTTCCTGTTTCTATACTTGAAGAACTATATAATGAAGTTCCATTCATCCAAATAGACATTGAGTTTGAAGCTGAAGGGTAAGTTCCAACCCACCCACCATCAGAAGGTGGATATAATGGAGATTGAGCAGTATAAGCTGTTCCATTATGTAATTGAATATATTGGTATCCTGTAGATACCATTGTTGCCGCATTTCCTGTATTTGTTATTACAAATAAGTTAGTACCTGCTCCTTTTGATTCATCTACTATTAAAGTAGCATTTAAATTTTGACAAACTGGGTCTGAGTATCTATATTCTCTAGCTCTTACTGTCTTGGTTGTTGTTGCAGTACATCCATTAGCATCTGATACTGTTATATTCCAAGTTCCACCTGCTAATCCACTATTTAAAACAATAGTACCTGGATTGGTAGTAGGGCCTACTGATTTGGTAGTTCCACCATTTACAGCAACAAATGTGTAAGGTGAAGTTCCTCCAGTAGCTGTAACTACTAAACTACTATCACATTCATTATAAGTAACATCTGCACTTACTGCTGTTACACCTGGGGTTGATGTAATATCTACGTTTGCTGTATGAGTACAAAGAGTTGTTTTGTCAGTTACTGTTAATACATAATTTCCTGATACTAATCCACTAATATCTTTTGTTGTTTTAACTGGATTTGTATTCCAAGAATATGTAAACCCATCACCACTACCTCCAGTTACAGTTGCTGAAATTGAGCCTGCACCATTCCCACAAGTTTCATTTGTTGGAGTTAAAGTAATAGCAATCATATCAACACTACTAATAGTAGCATTTGTTGTAATAGTACAACCATGAGAATCAGTTACAGTAACTGTATAAGTTCCTGCAGGTAACCCTGTTGGATCTTCTGTTGTTCTTACTTGAGTAGAACCTGTAACCCAAGAATAAGTATATGGAGCCGTTCCTCCAGTTACTGTCATACTAATAGCACCAACCTCTTGTCCTGGTTCAGGGCAATCAGCTTTAGTTGGATCCATAGTAACAGTGAAAGGGTCTGGTTGAGTTATTGTAACTAGAGATGTAGTACTACACAACCCATCTTTTACAGTTATAGTATAAGTAGCTGGTGTTAGATTTGAGAATGAAGTATTAGCTGTAAATCCATTCCAATGGCTTCCACCATCAATAGAGGCAGAATAAGGAGCTCCATAAACAGATGAACCTGTTACTGCAATCTTTCCATCCCCACTACCATAACAAGATATATTTGTTTTATTATTTGTAACAGTAAATATATCTGCTAATACGGTAAATGATGAGGAAACTACTGTTCCTTCACTATCTTTAACATATAATGTGTTATTACCAATAGGAGCAGTTGTGGAAGCTGTTGGTTGATACCAAGCGCAGTTAGGTAAATTATTGTATGTTACACCCCCAATTGAATATTGATAAGGTGGAACCCCATAATTTATTGAAAAAGTTACAGGTGAAATACCCCCAATACAAACAATTGGTTGAAAGTTTTTAGATATTTCTAAAGGTAACTTATAAAGTTCTAAATTAATACTAGCAGTATTACTTAATAAACATGTATTATCTCTAACAGTATAATGTAATTTATATTTTCCTGGGGTTACACCTAAAGTTTTACATTCATCTATAAAAAGAGAACCTGTAGTAAAAGTAGTATCAGGAAAATTATACCCAGCATATGGGAATGTTACTACTGAACTAGTAACTATAGCTGTAGAACCGCAACTATCAATATAATCATTAGCTAAAATATCTAATTTTTTAGTACGTTGTACATTTAGTACTCTAAAATAATCATTTATAGCGTTTGGAGGTGTTGGAAGAAAACATTTATAATTTTGGTTAGTTATTACAACTAAACCTTGAGAATAAAATATATTTCCAACATGAACTTTATTATCTAATTCAACAATATATCCTGGAGGTGCGTAGTAACCTGGTTGTACATAGTATCCTGAAAAAGATATATCATAGATGTTCCCTAACCCATCATCAACTAATTGATAAGTATCTGTTGTTAAAACAAAATTATTAGGTTTAATTTGTTCACCATAAATGTTTTGGTTAAATGACATTACTCTAATAATATCATTTGATGATGTAGGAAAATTATTTATAAATGAAGGATTTTCATTATGTATAAAATAAGATCCTGTTGATATTTTTACAGATTCTGTTGGAACAGAAGCGTAATAAAGTGAATCTAATAAAGATTGAGAAGATAAATAACTAGCTGATGTTGATTGATAATGTAAATGGTTGATTTGTCTATAAACTAAAGACTCATATTGAGTTTCAGTTACAGGACCATCAACTAAATCAATACTACCAGTTATATTTTTACCCTTAAATATAGTAAAGTAAGCACCATCCTGAGGGACACAAGCGAAATCAAGGTCCCAGTTTTTATTAGCTGTATACGGAACAACGAATACGTCTGGAGTATTCAGTTTTTTGAATGATGCCATTTAATAACATTTCTTTTATGTTAGTAGTCTAACTTGATACGAATTAATGCTTCTTTAGTAAAGTCTTTTACTAATGGTTTGCTTAATTTAGCAACAGCTAATAATTCATTATTATCGTTATACAATCCTACAGTTGTAATATAAGTTTGTGGATTATCAATTAATGTAGTGTACAAAATATTTCCTGTATTATCAATAATTGATGGATTCGAAGTATAATTATATTCACTGTTTTTAATTCTTGTAAAGAAGAAACGTGATGAAATAGTTTCAGAAGATTGTAATCTAAAAAACTTACTACCAGCAGTAGCTAAACTTATAGAATTATATAATTTAGCATTATTATTATCATAACTGTTAGTTGATGTAGCTGGAGCTGTCATATATCCTGTAAGAGCACCTGGATTTAAAACAATTAATCCTAAGTCTGGGAACATATGACCATATACTGTTGTATTAGCTGGTACTCCTGCGGATCCACTTACAATATTAAAATATCTATTACTATCAATAAATTGACTAGTAGTTAAAATATTACTATTATCTGTTAAGTAAATAATTCCTGAACTTCCACTTAGTGGTAAAGTTAAAGAACCTGGATGGATGCTTTCTTTGTAACGAGATCTTGCTACGTTAATAACATAAAACTGATTTACATTAGTGCCTCCAATTTGGAAAGTTGCTTCTTCACTTCCATAAATTAAATTTCTGTATTGACCATACACTACCTTAGTAGGTGAAGAACTAGTTACATTTGAATTAAAGTAAGCTGATCCTGAACCTGAAATGTGAGCATATTCAATAGAGAATACTACTTCACCTGCGTTATAAACATCTAAGTAAAATTGTGAAGCAGCTGCTTGAGTTGATGAAGTTGATACAGATGTTAAATTCACATTATCTGAAGGCCACAAACCACGTACTACAGTTTCTGAACTTATTACTGAATCTTCTGTGTTATATCTATTAAATGACATATGTTAATTAGTTATTAACTTTTTGAATAATTAAAGGAACTGTAATTCTAGAACCACTATCTCTACCAGTTACAGTAATAGTAGTAGTTAATGAAGTTGCAGTAGTACCAAATAAAGTGTTTATTGTGGTTCCAGTTAATGTAAATGAAGTACCAATTTCTGCTTTAGACAATTTAGTACCACTTGTTGTATTTAAACCCATATTACCTACAGTAGCACCAGTAATACCAGCCCCTGTAAATGTAGATAATAAACGAATATCAGCAACACTCATTACATATCCATTAGTTTCATAAGTACTATTAGCACCTAAATAGTTTAATGTTTGTGGAGTAATACTTAATGATGCGCCTTGTTTCAAAATAATTGAAGAGTAACCTAAAGAAATAACAGGCATTTTGCTTGTACCTCTTGGTAAAGTTACCAATTTATAACGCATGATTTGTGCTTCGTCTGGGAACGCTTCAATGACTGGCATAGCTTCAATAGCTTCGCCATAATATGCTGAACCAGATGGGTGAGTTGGGTTATATAAAGTATAATCAACCTCATCATCTGCTAATGAAAACTGTGTAATTTGGAATGAACCGTCGTTGCGAGCCAACAATTCGCGGCCCTTTTTGGTTAATACCGCATCAACAGTTACATAAGAAGGATTTAATATTGCCATAGTGTGTTTAATTACTGTATATAAATATACAAATTTTAAATTTTATTATATTGTACCTCCATCTAAACCACCACCCTCAAGCATCTTTTGTTTTACTTGACGAGTAATAGTATCAATATTTGCAAATACATCTGGATGTAAATTTTCAGGAATTGTAAAGCCGTATGATGTTTTACCATCACGTTTAATAAAGTTTATAATTGTATTTGTTTCGTCTTTTAATCTTTTTAAGAATAATATTTTATCAAGGGATCCTCTAAATGCTGTAGCTTTACTACTATTATCAAAAGCAGGATATATATCTAAAACTAATTTAGCATTAATTATTCTAGTATTAACAATTCTATATTCAGATACCTGTCCACTTGTATTATGATGAACTATCATATCATAAAATGAAGGGTCAAAAGCATAATCTACATCCCCATAAGTAGGATATAATGAATGAACTGGTAATCCAGATCCCGTTGGGGGATTTGGGATAAATGTATATTGCCCACCAGCAAAACTAGATAATTGACTATTTAATGTTATACTACTTGTTGTACTGTTAGCAGTAAATGTAGTAGAATCAATAAATCCGCTACTTCCAGGAACAGCATTTGGAAGTTGGTTTACCTGGTTAGAAACAGATGCTATTCTTAAAAATCCTGGAGAAGCAAATTTAGCTATGTAGTTACCACCACTAACTATATTTAAATTCTTTTGTTTTATACGAAATTCTAACTTATCAGTTGGAGAAGTTAAATTTTGTTGTATTGTTATACTAAAATCAATACGAGCATTTTCAGAACTACTATATATGTTTGGTATTTCGTATACAACACCATTATATCCTTTACCTCTTTCATAACTATAAGTTGCACATGCCGTTGTACCACCTACATTAAAAGGATTATAACTAGTACCACAAGTACCCCCTTCAACTCCAAAAGTTAATGTTGGGGATAAACTCCAAATTGTTACAGGATTTGAAAAACTTACACGGCAAGGACAATTATTACAATCATTACATAAAGTAGTAGGTAATGATATAGAATTATACACAGAGTAACTATATAATGTTGTTCCCCTAGAAAATATAATATTACCTGATAAGTTTACAACATCACTACTCAATACATAAGCACTTCCATGTTCAACAACATCATCACCATGTCCATCATTAGCATTATATGGATCATAATTAGGCATATAATAGCTACTATTATGTACTGTACCTACAACTGAGTCTAATATAGTTAGATTTTGAATATTGCTTGCTATTACTGTACTTCCACTTACTATTTCTAAAGACCATGTAACATCACCTCCATTTGACATTGTTACTTCTAAACTAAAACTTGAAGTAATATTATATAATCCTGTTTCAGGAACTGAGTATGAAGGAAAAGATTGAGGGGAATTTTTAGATCCTATATGGTAATAAGCTGAGGAGTTTATGTCTGTAGTAATATCTGTAAATACGTTATATATTACTTTATCTCCTCCATTTGTAAATAATGGATAATCTGGTGTTCCTCCTTCTGAACTTGTTATTAATCCAATATTGTGGCTTGCTTCTAAAGCACGAGAAGTATTTCCGGAAGATGCTTGAAAAAATAATGTACTATCACTTCCTGAAAAATATAATAAAGGGGTATATGAATATCCACTTTCAAATATAGTTTTAGACCCATCTAAACTTTTTTGGTTACTATATTTTTGATTATCAAATAATGATACATTTAAATAATCGTTAGTAATGAATGTATTTTGTACCTCAACCCAATTTTTATTTCGTTGATTTAATTCAGTTAAATTACCCTCTTCATCTACAAGATATTTTGTAACAACATCATTTCTGTTTGGTAAAAATTTACTTTTTACTACTTCAGAAAATAAACCAATTTTTCTTACTTGATGATCAATTGCTGCTGTTTTACCATATGAATCGTCTCCATCAGTATGGATATTATATTGAGCTGATGTTACTTTAACTCCACTATGTCTTGATAATTCAAAAGACATTAATGATTCATTGCTATCTTGAACATCTGTTTGTACTTGTCTATCCCCAGTTTGAATTAAACTTCCACTTACATATGAGTATAATGGAATTAATTTTTGAACTTTAACAGAAGGTTTACTTTCTTTAGCATTATTTAACATAACATTAAAGTCAGTATGTTCAAATTGATATGAACTAGATGGTGTAGTAATTAAAAATGGATTTGGGTTAGTAATTAAAAAATCATAATTAATATTAGGCCAACTTCCACTTAATTCTCCATTATAAAATGCTCGTCTATCCCTTGGTAATAAACTATATAGATAATCATTATCCTCAGTAATTACCGGCCCTTGATACTCAGCTTCATATACACTTTGGTTAGTAACATTAGGTTGAGTTCTTTTAAATTTAATTCTTTCTAAGTTTTGAGGACGAATAGTAATACCTGTTAATAAAGTAGATCTTCCAGGTACATAATCCTTTAACATCTTAAATAAAGAGTTATCAAAAAACTTAATCAACCCAATAAAACCAGCATAATCAAATTCTGTTGTAAAATTTGAATCAATATGAGAATGTCTTAAAGTATCTAATGTTGGATAATTGTTATTTGATTCAAAACGAGGATCACCAACGTAACTGTCAATTTCAAAATTAGAAATAACATTAGATATAGATGATGATAAAACATTATCTATTTCGTTTTGAGGAGAGAATGAGATATCAACTTTATGATAGTCTGTTGATCTTACTGATACAATGTCTGTACTTTCTTCTTCAAGTCTAACATAAGGTGATAATACACTTCCTGTAATTTGAGTAGTAATAATACGAATTTTATCATCATTGTTGTCTGATAATGTATTATTCTTAGCGTTTCCTCCAAATTCTTTAATTGGTAAAATACTTCCTGTAATACCAAATATATTAACTAAATGGTCTAATCCTTTGTTACTACCTTTTGATTTAAACAATAATGGAATATTATGGTATATTCTTTTATATACTTCAGCAACTAAATCTTTTTTAGGAATATTATTTAAATCTCCAATACTACCACTATTAGCTCCTAATAAGGCTAAATCTAAATCTACATCAGCACTATCATTATATAAATGAACTCCTAACGATTGTAATGCATGGAATACAATATCTTTAGAAATACCTTTTTCAAGATTATTTTCATTTTTATATAAATCCGTTACTGATTTCAAATAAATCCATATATTATCAAAATATTGTCCCATCATATTAACAAATGTTAAGTATGGGGTATTTGCTGGATCTTCAAGTAAGTAGCTTGGGATTAACTGAAGTAATTGATCTTGATTATTTAAATCAAAATCTTGCGCTGCTGTTAATCTATCATTATACCAAGTAGTAACAACAGAAGATGTTGCAGACTCTAATACAAATGGTTTAGTACTTGTGGTTTTTGGATAAGTATATGAACTTGATTCGAAGTACATATATTTTTCAAACTCATCAAAACTAGTAACAACTGAATTAATACTTGATGAGTAATAAGCTAATTCTGTTGCTTTAGTTGAAAGTGTACTAGATTCTATAATAGATGAAGAAGCTTCATAATTTTGAATAGTAATAACCTTATTTATAAAATTTGAAACTCTACTCTCAGCTGAGCTAAATCTAATGAAATCATTAAAATCTGTATAATCTACATTAATGTCAATTGATCCACTCAAATAATGAGTAATGAAATCATAATTAGAACCCGTTAACTGATTTATTAATGTGTTATGATTATGATAAGGTGTACTTACATTATTAAAATCAACTTTAACACTAAAATTAGGTCCCTTTATGTTAGGAACTTCATCTAATATTAATAATTTATCTAAATTAATATCAAAAGTATAACTATCAATAATTTCATCTACAATCCAAAAAGTATCTTTTACAGAAATGTCTTCAGATAAAGGATGATATAATTTAATTAAAGTATAATATACATCATCTGTTGTATCTAAATCAACATTGATTATAACAGGTATATTATTTTTTCTAAAATTTGCTAAGTAATACTTTAAATAAGGAGTACTATTAATCTCATTAATTAAGATATTTGTTTTTTCCTTAATTAAATCATTATTTAAAAAAGTAGAACCTACTTTAATTTCCGTTCTATCATCAGATATTTCTTTAATAAAAAGAGGTGAAACAGGAGTTCCTAATTTATTTCTAAAAAAGTTATATACTGTTTGAAACTCACCATTACTATACTGTTTCTTTAAATCTTCTATAGGATCTATTTCTAAAGAAGAATAAGTACCATCTGAATTTAAAGCAAGGTTTGTAGGGGATTTATACGATAGATATGAATAAGATTGATTTAAAGGATTTCCTAAAGCATCATTAACATGATATTCTATATAATCATCTACTGTTCCAAAATTATTTACAATTTTGTTTTGACCTAACAAAGCAATATCTTTCTCATCAAATCTATTTGATTGAGTTGTACTATTAATATTCCCTATAATCTTTATTTCAGCCATTATTTTTTAGTCTTTGTGTAATCTGTAATAATTGTTTTTGCATCTAAAAGCTGCTGTCTTAAAGAAGTAATTTCATTAAGTAATGCTTGTATATCAACATCATCTGCTAATTGAACTCCTAAATATTCTGCCTCTTTAGTTAAAATATATCTATGAGATTCAACTTCACCTTCTTTAGGAATTTGATAAAACAACTCTTCATACAATTGAAAAAAATCTTCAATAGTAAAACTAGGAGTAGGGGTAAGTTTTGAGAAAAAACTAAAATTTGTATCTAATACACTATTATTTTTTCCTAAAATAGTTTTATCAACTTTTATATTAGTCATTATCTAATTACTTTAAAAATATAATCTTCATCAAATATAATAGTTGAACCATCAATTATTGATTTGATCACTATTTTATAAAATCTTTCTGGTTGTAATCCATTCATATGAACTGTAAAGAAACTAGAAGTAGGATCTGCACTAATCTTTGTATAATTAGTATCAAAATCAACAATCCATTCCTCTGTATCTAAATCCTTAATAGCCCAATATGACGCACTAGGTAATAATTGAGAACCCGTTATATACAATTGATTTGTATTAAATGTTCTTGGTGGGTATTGGTCTCTAACTCCTAATCTGAATTTATTAACTGAGTCTTGTTGAAATTCTGCTTTATTGTTCTTTAATGAAACAACGGCTTTATGATTATGAGTTACAGTGTTACTACCAGTAACGAATGTACTATCATCCCATCTAATTTCCAAACAAGGTGGATAAATAGTATGAGTATCTGTAGAAAAATATTTTAATTCAAATGGAGAACTAGCAGTAGAAAATTCTATACTACTTGAATGTTTTAAAATAAATCCTTCATTTTTAATTCTAAGAGCAGCAAATGGATTTGTTTCATAAGCATTAAATGCAGCTACAGTTGTAGTAACATCTAATTCAATATCCTTTTCGTCGTTATATGCAAAAGATTGAGTTGAAAATGAACTAGTATAAAAATCACCACCTTCAATACTCCATGATACTGTAGATGTTCTACCACTCCAGCTAGTTCCATCATTAGTAGATGGGAAATTAGCTAAACGTCCCGTTCCCATATCCCAAGCTCCCGATACTGGGTAACATTCAATTTTATATTCTGATGGGATTTCAGATGCATTTGCTAAATATAGCTTTAAGTAGGCTTTATACCCACTTCCTGATACTTTATTAGCAATTATATTTGTTATCTCACTAGTAGAGAATTTAATAAGAGCTCTAGAAGACTCTCTATTACCACTGTAAGTAGTTTCAAAAGTACTAATTTCTAGAATTTCGTCTAGCCCTGTATTAGTTGAGGGGTAGTAAGAATAAATTGTTGCGTCCTTTTCAGGGAATATTTTGTATACGGCCATGTAAAAAAGTTTCCGGTTATGCTACATATAAATATAGCAACCGGAAACTCTTACTTTAATTATGTATTATTTTTGAATATTATGCTAATACTGCATAAAATTCTTTAAAGTGTTTAATTCTATCAGGCAACCCAATAGTACCACCATTAACTCTCTTAGTAATCATAGTAACAACTGCATCTGTTGCACCACCATCAGCTAATTTATTTAACCCATTCTTACTAAAAAACCAAGCAGCGGATAATAATGCATATTTTGATGCTACTAATGTTGGGTCTACTGTTAAATCTTCATTAATAGCTTTACCAAAAGCAATATAATTATCTTTACCTGTTAGTTGGATATAACCACGTCCACAAAACTTAGCACCATCACCAGATGCTTCGGGACCATTACCCATTCTATTACCATATACTTTATTGGCAATTTTTTCTGGTTTGCGCTCATATTGTTTAGCCAAATCTTCATTAGGGAAATATTTTTTAAAAATTCCCATTAATCCTTTAGCGGAGTAATTTAAGTTTTCTTTTGTTAATCTAAATCCACCTGACTCATGACCACATTGAGCTAAGAAGTGAGCTAAGCGTAACGGAGTATTGATCTGGAACTTTTCCATAACTCCTGGGATTTGAGAAATAACTGCATCAGGAACATGTCCTTTCAATTTTTCTAGATTCATACTTTTATTTTAATTTTATAAGGTTACAATTCTTCCTTGTATATCAACATCAGGGAATCTAATTTCAAATATAGATGGGTCTAATGATGGATATAATATATTATGTTTTGTTGCACCATGAATATCATAGCTATATGGAGAATAATCACCTCCAGATTTATTTACAACTTCAACTTTAGATATTGATTGAACTCCTTTAACTTGAATTAGAGTTGAATTGATATCTGATATAACTAGAGGTTTATTAATTTGCATATATTCAATGCTAAATTTGCTTTTTATAGCTTCTATACAATTACTTAATACCTCTTTATTATTAAATGTTGGTAATACAGAAATATCAAAGTTAATACCTATATTAAGATAATAAGCATTTTTAATATTAATGGCGTCTGTGGCCATTCTATACTGTGATAAATAATTTTTAATATTCGTTTTAAGTGCTGTAGGAGGAGTTACTAATTTCTTGTTAGCATTATATCCTAAAACATATAAACTAATAGCTAAAGGATTATTATCTAACAATCTATCATTTCCTTCATTATGGGATAAAGCATAATCATTTATAGCATATACTTTAGCTACTGATCCAAAATGGCTAGGCATGCTAAGTACTCTATTAATATAATCCTCTTTAGTTACAACTCTGTTTTGAGAAGAAAATGAATGAAGTGTATTTTGTCTAATTTCTTCTACTGTATCTTCATCTCTTCCACCAATAGCAGGTTCAGGATTAGTAATAATCATACTATTAAAGATATTTGTATCTTGAGGACTTGATACATTACCATTAAATGTAATATCGGCTAAATTGAATTTTCTATTAACAATTTCATTAGAAGAAACATTTGAAGAAACACCACCACCTACAAGATATTTTATAGTTAATATCCCGGTTGGGGCTAAACCATATTCTCTTGTAGTTACTACTGCTGCTCTATTAAATGTATTATTTGGGTCATACACATTAGCATCAATACCTAAATTTAGATTATTAGGATCAGGTAATATAGAAGAATCTGAAGAGGAATTTGTACCTGCTCCAAATTGTAATTCTAAATCACCATTTTCTTTAAATCTAGTAACAAATCGTTTAGGAGTTTCAATATAATTTAATAAATAAGGAATTGAATCAGAATTGTATGTTGGGTTTGATGATTTTTGAGGAACACCTTGTTGGGCTAAATATGGAACTTCATACCATATATTGTTATTCTCATCTGTAACTTGCAAAACATTTAATATTTTACTGTCAGATATGGTAGCCGTAGTAAATTTTTGTGGAGTTAATCCAAAATCAATAGTAGTAGTTTTAATTTGAGCCGATATTGCTTTTACTGTTTTTGTTACTCTATAATAATTTGAATCCTCATATAAAATAACTCTATTTTCTTCTTTAGAAAAATCAACTAACTCTGTAGTAATATAACTAACCCCAGTTACACTTTCAACAACACTATTCTCAGGAATTACCATATAGTAATTAGAATCTGGGATTTGGGTATTGTTTAAAATGTTAGTTACAATAGGTACTCTTTGTGATATTTGCAAGTCAACATATGAAGCATAAGACATTTTAGGTCTGTAACCTAAAGCGTAAGCTAATGATAATGCATTGCTTTTTTCCTTTGTATATAAAAGTAAATTTTCTTGAAATTGAGTATCTAAGTAAAATGATAATACGTCACCTACATAAGATGCCATTTCAACAAACATCATTCCTGGTGATGCATCTGAAAAGTCATTATATACTGAAGGGAAATAAGTCTTAGCATGTTTAATCAATGTAGATTTAAAATCACTAAAGCTCTTATTTAAATACGATATGTTTTTAGTCTCAGACATTATTCAAAATTAATTTGTATTTCATCAGCTTCACCTGATATCTTCATACTATAAGAAACTTTTATGTTTATAATATGTTGGTCTGGTGTTGGTGTTACGGTTACGTTTTCTAAATTTATTTCAGGTATAAACATTGCTACACCTTTTCTTATATTATCATCAATTTTACTAGCATTGTTTTTGTTAATAAAATCGAATATAAATCTTTTTATATCACAACCAAATTCAGGATTCTCAATCCTTTCTCCTTTATTAGTTAACAAAAGATTAATTAAATTATACTTTACCTGTTCTTTAGTACTATAAGTACTAGTAAATGCAGAAGGTTTACTAAAAGGTAAACTTACCCCAATTGCAATATTTTTTTGCAAGTCTCGGGGATCTACACGATATGTTTTAGGTACAGCCATTTATTAACCTTGGGTTTGAACAATTTGTCTCATTTCCTGAGGGCTCAAATTAGCTGCAGTATCATTAATAAATGCAGCGAATGGATTATCACTTGTTGGATCTACTTTTAACTGAGTTTGAGGTTTTGCTCCAGATGGCATTCCAAACATTTCTGCCATTTTGTTTCCCATTTGTGATCTCATTCCAACGCTATGTACATCCCCGCTATCGAATGATAATGAGCGACCTTCAGTAAGTGGTTGAGATGTTACACCACTTTTTAATTGTTCTAATAACATTACTCCAATTTCTTCACGAACCGCTTCACGAACGGCTTCTTTAATTAGAGTTTTAAATTTAATTGCATCCATAATAATAAATATTAAGCTTTAAGATTTCGTTGATCTATGATTAATTTAAGTTCTTCAATAAGAATGTCAGGATCTAATGTAAATGAACGAGATGATTGTAAGACTTCAACACCATCTTTGCTAAGGGCAACAGCATATCTACGTTTATTTCCCGCTACAACAAATTTAGGATCGTTTTCCTCTTTAAGAGCAAACTTAAATCCTTTATATCCTGTAGATAAATCACCTAAATTACCAGACGGGGATAAGGTTGATAGTATTTTATCTAAATCAGTTCTATCAAATGCTGATAGATTAGCAGGTTCATCAAAGAAAGCATCAATTTCTTTAAGCCTTTCTTTTTGATCTTCTAATTCTTCAATTATTCTATCTAATAAATTTTCAATAATAGCAATAGCAGCTAATAAACTAGTTATAATTTCAACCGCTAACTCATATTTTTTTCTAAATTTTTCTTTAGAAGGAGTAACAACGTCTACTGGTGATGTTGTTGGTATTGGTAAGAGTATATCTGCTAAAAATAAAATAATGTCTAATATAGATAATATTAGTGCTATTCTTTCTAGAGTATCTTTTATTGAATTAATTTTAGCTTCATTTTCCTTTATAACTCTTATAGCATTATTTCTTAATAATGTTGCTTTTTTAACATCATCTTTAGATTGAATATTATCAATTACTTTATTCACTCCATCTACTAATTCTTCAATTTTTTTATTTCTTACAGAAATTAATTGACATGTTATAGTTAGAGCAGCCATTATAACGGGAACCGGATTTTTTTTAGCAGCTTTAATAGCTCCTTTTAATAAATCTTTTAATATCTTTCCATTTTTTCTTTTAGCTCTTTTATGACTTTTCTTTAAGAAATTTTTAACTTTCTCATCGGCATCACTTAGTTTTTTCTTTATAGCATCTTTAGTATTACTAATTAATTTATTGTATTCTTCTGTTTTTTTATCAATAAATTCTTGTAAATCTTTTTCTTCTGTATCAAAATTTCCTTGTACTATTCCTTTAATTCTATCTGCTTCTTCTTGAGTAATAGATTTATCAGCAACACGTTTATCTAAATTATCTAATTTACCAACAGTATCTGCTTTTAAAGATTCATATTTCTTTTTAGCAGTATCTATATCTTTTAATACCTGTTGTACAGGACCTGATGTCATTTCTTTAGCCTTTTCAAGGGCTAAATCAGCTAATTTTGATGCTTTTAAAGATTCTAATTTTCCTTTAGCAGCGGCTGCATTAGATGCTAATCCTGATATGTTAACTGTATTTGGCATTATTTAGCTACTCTTACTTTTTGTGATTTAATATCAATTAATTTTGGAATTAAATTATCAACTGATTCTTTTAATCCTCTTGCTGCAGTATTAAGTTGAGTAATAGGTGAACCTTTTGACCCATTCAATGCTGATGAACATATTGTGCTAAATGTGGATAAACTTGTAAGTAAAGTATTTAATAAAGCAACAGTTTCGTTACCTAATAATACAGGCTCTTCAGGAACTTTATCTCCATTTAAACCTAAAAGTATAACAGGGGAGTTTATTACAGTTTTATCATCAGCATCTAAACTAATAGTATTTTTAGTATATAATTCAATATTGTTTCTAGCAAATAATAAAACATTTTCCTTTCTAGAATTAATAACAACTCTATCAGAGGTTAATATTGCTTGAGATCCCTCTATATACTTATTTGGTAATGAAGTAGTAGTAAGGGGGTTGAGTTTAGTTTTAAATACATTTAATGGTACTTTTTGAGAAGAAGTTAAATACAATGATGAAGCATCATTATTAATATCTTCAACATATAAAGCACCACTTCCAAATTTATGACCATTAGCTAAGATAGTAATAGGATCACCATTTTTACCACTATCACTCCAAAAATTCTCTCCTGTATTAATTTTATTTGTAGAACCAAATCTTAAAGTATTTCCAAATCTACCTTCAAGTATATAATCACCCTCAAAAGGTAAAATACCTTCTATACTTGGGTTTTCATCAAAACCTAAACCTAAAGGAAAATTAGGATCTTCTGTTTGAGAGTTAGAATGATTATTACCCCATACATTAATGTTTGTTATATAATAATAGGTAGATTTACTACTAACTTTACTTTTTTGAGATTCAATTGATGGTAGGGAAAAAACTAAAATCAACTCTCCATTTAATGGAGGATATTTTTGATTTGGAAAAAATGGTTTAGCTAAAGAATATCCTAAAACAGAACCACTTTTTTCATTCTCCTCATATTTATCTTTTGATTTATTTACATCATAAAGTTTAAACAATACTGTACCTACACCACTCCAACCACCACACAAATCAAATACTTTTTTAGAAGGGGTTTTATCATCCATTACAGTAGCAAACACCTTGCCTACCATAAATTTAAAGGTAGAACCACCGGATGATGCTGGGGTACGTAATGAGGATAAACCGTGTTTAATTACCATTTTCTAATATTTTAGTAGCATTGGTATCAATGTTTTCTAATTGTTTTGTTTCATCCCCCATTTTCTTAACTTCAAGTAATAATTGTTCTTTTTCTTCTTCAGAAATTAATAAATCATTACTACCAGCAGATGCGCTGTTAGTCATGGCTCTTTGAACAACTGATGCCATTCTTACTAAATGGTCGTTGTTTTTTACCTGAACATCTAAATATTCTTTGATAAGTGGGACAATCATCACAGCATCTGCTGGAGTGTTAATGAATGGCTTAAGAGCCATAATTAATTCTTCAATTCTATCCTCAGTTTTTTTCGTAGTCTTGTATATATCCTGCAATAGATCCGAGAAAGTTTTTTTACCAAATATAACTTGGTTGAAATTTTCCATGATATTTATGTGTTATTTACGTATAAATATGAAAAAAACAAAGGTTACATTTTTATATACCCGTGTTCATAAAATTCATTAAATAATTTAAGACGTATTGTATCTAGCTTTTTAATGATTTTAGTAATTTGAGGTGTATCTACATCTGTAATTTCACGAATATAAATGTATAATGCCTTTTTATTAAATATTTCTAAATTCTCTCGTTTACGAAATAATTCAACAATCGCATCTGCTGTTCGAGCATCGTGTTGTTTAGGGAATATAGTATAAATGTGTTTGTCTACGTAAGCAACATATTGATCTAAAAACATATTAAGCTCATTCTTCTCCTCATCTAATCCTATGTTATTATCGACAAACATATCGTTTTCGTCGTTTACTTCGTCCATATTTACTTTTTCCTGTAGTTTCTTATAGTTGTTCTGGTTGTAAACTATTAAGTAACGTTTAGCAATAGTACCGAAATATGAATAAGCTTTACCTTTATCTTGATTATATAAGTGTAGTTTCTCAAGAAGAAACGCTACTACCTCATGTTTTAAATCCTCAATCGTATCTGTGTCAGTATAGTAAAATTTAAACGTATGGATAATATTTTCAGCTAATTTATAAAAACCATAAGCAATACGTGAATTATATATTTTATTTCTAATTTCTTGATCAGTATGTGATAAGTACTCAACAATAGCATTTTCAGTATCCTCTGTAAAATATATTCTAGGTTGCTTTGGTTTACGTTTACGTACGTTGCCCTTTTTAGTTAAAGCGGGACCCATTTGCTCATCTAAAAATTTAGCGGCATCAAAATTATCATTATCGTAATATCCGTTATACATTATTTTCTATCTTTTTATCTAAATTATTTAATAAGGTATCTCTCATACTTTTTATTTGTTCAAAGAACGTACCTATTTCATCATCACTTTCAAATGCACCTGATGAATCCAATTGTGTGATTACTTCATCAATTTTAATTACACTAGACGTTAATGTGTTAATTAATTCATCTTGTTCACTGATTAAGTCTTCTGCTTTTTCGTTTTTCATTAATAAGTTCCAAGTTGTAAAACCTAGAACTATAACAATTAGTCCTAATATTCCTAATACTATTTCCATGTTAAAATCCTTTTAAAATATTTTGTAAATTATCTGCGTTTGGGTTTTCCGATATAAGTTTATTCTGTATATCCCTTTTAGATTGACGTTTTGGTTTGTCCTCTAATTTAAAAAAGGGTTTATCGGTAGTGGGAGAGGGAGATTGGGATGACTCAAACTCCTTACATAAAGTAAGAAGCTGAGTACGTTGAGGTTCTTCTAATTGAGTCTCAACCCAATGTAATATGTCTTGCCATTTTTGACCTAACATATTAGTCTTCGTTTTCTAATGAAATTTGATAACGAATTTCTTCAATTTGATCCTTTAATTGTTCGAAGTGATTGTCTGTAATCTGTCCTTCTCTAGCAATCAAATTTAGGTTGTTAATCATGATGTCTAATTGTTCAACCTTTTGCAATAATAAGTCTTTGTATCTCATTGTTTTTAAATTATTTTAACATCAATATACGAACAAGAAATAACGTAGCCAAAGAAAGAGCGACCTGTTTTCACAAGTCGCTCAAATATATTTTTTAAGTAAAATTACTTAGCTAACTTAGCCAAAGTACCTTGAGGTAATTCGCCTAATGCTTTTTCTAATTCTGGATCAGCACCTTCTTCACCTTCAGCTACTTTACCACCAAATAATGATTTAGCAGCATTTTTAATTTTCTTAGCAGCAGCAACGATTTGATCTTTAACTACAGCTAAACCAATACTAACTGTAATAGTTCCTGCAGTACATAACATAACAAACATATTACCAAAATCAACGTATTGTTGACCATCAACGTTTGTTACAGTACTAATAGCTTGGAATTGCTTCCAAATAGCTGGAAAATGTTCTGCAGCCCAACGACCTAAATCAGCTGCACCTGGATCACCGATATACTCATTTAATGAAATAGTTACTTTTTTACCGTCCATTCCTTCTTCTTCCATTTCATTTTCGTCTAACTTAGATTTTTTATCTTCGTCTTTAACTTTTTTCTTTTCTGCTAAAACAGCTTGTAATTCTTGACGAACCATTTCTTTTAATTCGTCTTTAGTTAATTTTTTCTTTTTAGTTTCCATTTCGCTTATTTGATTTATTGCGGGTGATTGGTTTAATATTGAGTTTATTTTTTCTTCTTGTTCAGGGTTATCAATGGTTAATTCAAAATAATTTACAATTTTTCCATCTTGAAAGACAGATTTATTCTTCAAATTATTAGAGCTAACATCAACATTTAGTTTTTCTAAACGATTTAATAATGCTGCTTTATCCTCTGCTTTTATTTTGTATATGGCCATTGTTATCAATAAATATAAATAGTTTGAATAAGACGTAATTCTCCTTGGCTAAAACCGTTTGAGAGCCTACCCCCTACAACTATCCGTATATACAATAAATATATTAAAAATGGGTTCTATTATATTCCCTCGCAATCTCCAACCAACAAAAATGCATAAATGAAAAACTCCAAAACATAAACCAAAAAGAAGGTAAACGTGTTACTAACAAATAAACAAATAAAACCGCAAGTGCGATATGACCACACATCCAAATAAAAACAGCAATAGGAAGATGTAAATGTTTATTCATTAGTATAATTTTGATTTTGATATTTAGCACCTAATTTTTCAATAATTTTACGCGCATCATCAGATGACATATAGAAACCCTCACGTTTCTTGTTTACTCGTGCACCTAATAACTCAAGTTCATTATGAACTTCATTCTCCAACATACGGCCGTTAGGGCACTTATATGCAAATACAGGATACCATGGCGTAATAACGCCCGTAGCTAAATTAAGCTGGCGAACGCGATCATAAACTGTTGTCGTCGTATAACCAATTTTACATATACCCGGCATAGAAGGATTACAAAGAACGTAAACGTAATGAGGATTGTGTGGGGTAAGAGTAGGATCGATCCAACTAGCACCATAATATGTGATGGACTCCCAGCCTGGATTATTTGTATCGGGTGAAAGTGTATAACCGATAGCGGACTTCATGTGGTACTTAAAATCGGTGTCTGGATTTAATTGACGGTATTGCTTGGCTTCGTCGGGTGTGAGGCGTATCATGGCTAAGGGCTTAACGTTTGAATTTGATTTTATTCAATAACATCATTGGTATAATAGCCCAAGCGAGTAACGCGCAAGGAAATATATGTGCGACAACTTCAAGTAATGTAAATTCGTTGGGGTCTTGTTGAATTGATGGGTTCTTAACCATCCAATAAATTCCTAATATTGTTGTTAACGCCCAATAGCTGAGTAATAATGTAAGCATAACCTTTTATTTTTGTTTACGTGAATGTAACGTATATACCTTGCCACTTGAAACTAATTTTGTTTAAGATCTACTTTTGGGATTTCGCAAATGTGGGTAAAAGGGGTATTTTTGGAAATATGAGGTGTGATTTTGGGCTAATATATGCGTATATACCTGTCGGCCAATGTTTACGGTGTTTCTGTCGCGAATACCCATAGTTTTTTTGCGTTGACCGTGGCCCGTCGATTGACCGCAATTAGCGTGGGAGCACTTCGCTATTGTATCGCTATCGTCCCGCTATCGACTCCGAAACCTTTTTTGGTCACGTGCCCGGTTGCCCGGATGCCCGATATTACGAACGCCCGGATAACCGGGCATTCAATCGGCGGGCGCCCATTATAGTTTGTTGGGCTTACCAGCACGCGTGCCTTCCCATTTACCACGCTTATTCTTCACCATATTATATGCTTTAAACTCGATCACTATAAATCCTAATAATAGGGCATACGTGTCGTCTGCTTTAGCTATACCTACCACTAGACCTGTTACTAATGATACTTCAATGTACTTGCTTGTAAATAATGTTTTCATGTTTGTTATACTTTTAATTGATTGGTATTTGGTTATTGTTTATATAGCTGATATTATAGTTGCTTATTAGCTTATTTCATCTAATATTTGCTGTGCTTCAGCTTTACTTACCCAACCATCTCCATCTACATCTACTAAGTTACCTACATAATACATATCGTTCATGTTCATTAAACTGTTCACGTTGATAGTGCTTTTGTTTTCAGCAGCTTGCTCGATCGCGTCTGCTTGTCTTTCTAAATCTCTCATTCGTTTTGTTAACATACTTTTATATTTTAATTGTGACTTGAATATATGAACGGGGCTTTGCCCCGTCACATTATGCTACTGCTTTTTTACGTTTATCTACGTATTGAGCGTTGTAATACTCAATTATAGGTTTCATATGAGTATCTATCTTCTCACAGTCAACCTTTAATTCATCACTAGCCCAATTAACACATACAGCGTCTTGGTACGAACGGCTCCACTCGATGCAATCATAAGCATCCTTAGCATCTGGCTTCTGGAATTGTAATCTACCTCCGAACCCATCATCCTCGATGGTGTAACCTAATGACTGAGCGTATTCACATACCTTGTATGTAATTGCTCTAACGATTTCTTTTCTATTCATAACTTTTAATTTTTATTATACCGTAAATATACGAACGGGACTCTGCCCCGCCCCGTTATATTCGTCTGTCGTTACGGAAGTCAATCTCGTCTTCCACCCAGCGCTTTAATTCGGTTGGGTACTGTGCTTTAAACTCGGCGAACGGGATCATCTTGGTCTCACCGCTGGCCATCTTTACAGTTACTGTTTCTCGGGTTACGTTTAATATTTTCATAAATGTGTTTATTATAATGATAAATATTATTTACAGCACGACGCCTATCTCAGCCATCATTCGTCTGTACTCAGCTGGTGATTCATCCCCGTAACCAGATTCAGCGCACTCTAACTGATCAATCTCACGCTCTAATCTAGCGATCGCAACCTTGGTGGTTGCAGCCATCACATCCCAGCCTCTGGCTTGGTACTGTTCCAGACGCTCACACGCAGCACCTAATTGCTGCAATCTTACTTCAATCTTTTTTTCAATATTCATATCTTTTAATTTTAAGTACGGGGTAAATATACGAGCGGGGCCTTACCCCGCCACGTCCTAGTTCATAGGCCACAACATGATTGTTCCTGGATCATTCCATTCGAACCACCAGCCTTTACTTTCAGCCCACTCCCTAATACGGTTATAAACCCCAAACTCATATCGGCTATAATTCTCTGAGTAATAATCGAATAACTCCATTCCACCATCTAAGGGATCTGTATCCCCATTTTCACCCGATAACCAGATCCCACCTTGAGACCCATTGAACTCCTCAGTCGTGCTGATGAAGCGAATGCCCCATGCTTGCTCTAACTGCTTCATCATATAATTTCTTGTTTTCATAACCATTAATTTTAAGTACAGCATAAAGATACGGACGGGGCTTTGCCCCGCCCCGTCTTGTTTAATGCTTATTACCCCTTAATTCAACATACTTCCATTCACTCGTCCCTTGAACCACGCGGGTGGAAGGGGTGCTTGAGTGCCTGGTGCTTGAGCAGCTGGTGAGACCCACCACTACTGCAACTGCAATGATCCATCCGATTACCATTTCAGGTAAATACTTGGTTTGCTTCATAAATGTAATTTTATTGATTATTAATTTCCACCCAAACATACTCGTGTTTTTGGCGCTGATATTTTACCTTAGGTAACGCGCGGTATTCTAATTTCCACCCCTGGTCAGCTAACCACTTATCTGTTCTGGTTGCTAGGTCAAGTGTCAATCGAGCTAATGGAGCTTTCTGTAACGCCAATCTCATCACTTTCACTTCTTCAATTGTTAAATTCATATCTTTTAATTTTAAGTACAACGTGAATATACGCTGTGAACCCTGCCTAGCAAAGAGAGAGCCGGGTAGACACCCAGCTCCTCTAACCATTAAAAATTAAAAGTATGAACCGTTTTTAAGCCACGTCGGCTATTATCTTTAATTATGCGTCACCAACAACCTTTAACTTCTGAACCATATCAATCACATCCTCTTCACTTAACCCCTCAACACCTGCTTCCTCATCTTTCCTCATGGAAACAGCCATCAAGGCTAATGTGATCACTTCAGCAATGTCTGGATTATCGTTGATCACGTTCGCGAATAGATTCATTAATTCACTTCCACTTCCATCACACTCAACGTGAATCTGGTTCTCTTCTGTTAACTCAACTCGAAAATACGGTTTGTTAGTACTCATATATTTTGTTTTAATTTATTTATGTCGTAAAAATACGAAAAATTACTCTGACCTCCAAATCTACTTTAATAAAATACCCTCTGATTTACCCCATGGAGTGAACTCACCCTCAGCTGATGCATCCAGTCGAACTGGTCTGGTTGCCCCTGGGGCTCCACTGTGCGCTTGGGTTGCTCCACGCCGTACTCCAGGTTGATCGCTTCACCCTCGGCTCTGGTGCCGAATAAAAAAACCGTTATGAACTGTAACAAATTGATAGTGTATCCGAATATCTTAATCATAATATTAATTATTAGTGGTAAAAAATTGATAAAAAAAGTCACGCGGGTGAGGTTAAACTCCCCACCCACCGTGAACAATTATGCAGCTACCTCGGCTGGTGTCGTGTCTGGTGTTACCTTCTTAGGGGCTCCACGCTTGATCACTTCCCCGGCTGCAATTTTCGCTGCGCGCTCAGCTAATTTCTGTTGACGTGCTGAATCACCGTTTGCTGGTCGACCTCTTCCAATTGATCCACCCGCGGCTGCTCTAGCTGCTCTGGCTGCTAAACGTGCTTGACGAGCTGATGTACTTAATACTGGACGACCTCTTTGTGCTGATTTTTCTGTTGACATAACCTTGATTTTTTATTTTTAATTTATATTGTAAATATCGGAACCAAACCCTGCCCAACCAAAATATTATTTAACAAAACGACCGTTACGCATGTCACGCTTACGAACAACCCCACGGCTATCCTTCATTTCGATCACGTATCTGTTCTTATAGATGTTATACGCTGGTACAAAAAACATTGCTAATAATACTACTGATCCTACAATTTGAAATAATTCCATATTTTATTTATGTTTAAGTTTATAATGTAAATGTCCGAACAAAACGTTACCCCGGAAAACCTAATCGTACTTAGGTCTGAATAAATTCACTCCACGATCATAACCAGCATGGTAACCAGCGTGGAAAAAATCTAGCATGTCAACTACACCCTCAATCTCAACCTCAAAGTGGATCCAGTAAGTATCTCCTTCAACCTCTTCTTTAATGATAACCACTTTATCACTCATCTTCTCATTTAGAGCATCAAAACGCTCTTTGTTCATAACTAATTTGTATTTCATAACCTTTAATTTTATAATTCAAGATAAGAACGGAACGGTGCCTAACCGAAAAACACTTCAAATTGTTCTGCAATTTCAATTGTAGAAAACTCTAGTTCCATACCTTGACACCAACCTTTTTCACCAACAACAGTAATTAAACCTTCATCTACAATGACTATTCTTACAACATCATTCACTAAACAGATAATATTAGTTTTATCTGCAATACCTTTAACACATCTTAATCTCAAATCCATACTTAATAATTTTATACCGTGAATATATGAACAAAACACTGCCCACACCACTTATTGGGTGTAAACAGCTTTCATTTTATCTAAACCGTAACTCACTCCGGCGTGGAAGATATCTAGGATATCAATCGCACTCTCAACTTCAATAGAGATCTTTAACTGACCAGATGCGTCTGGTTCACTTAAAATAACAATCTGATCACCCATCGCTTTCTGTAAATAAACAAGGCGATCGGTGTGTGTAAAAATTTCGTAAATCATATCTTTTAATTTTATTTAGTACGGTGTAAATATATGAACAAAACTCTGCCAAACACGGCTATCGTCTAGTTACTTTAGGTCGACCCCTACGTCCACCAGTACGTGCCTTCACCATTGCTTTCTGGCTGGCGCGCTGGCTGATCATCTCACTAGTGAGTGAAGGACGCCCGCGCTTGCCTCCGGTTGCGGCCCTAGGGGCTTTCGGTGTAACACCAGAAGCTGGTCTACCACGTTTCCCTCCGCTGCGTTCACCACGTGCTAGCTTCTCTGCGTCACGGGCTGCCTTTACCGCTGGATCAAGTGCTGGTCGACCCCTGCGGCCGCCTTCCACCTTCTCCTTCTTCGGTTTAGCACCACGCTTCAGATCACGCTCACGTTGCTTAGCTAGCTTCTCGGCCGTGCGCTGCATCTTATCCAGTGTACGCTTGTGTTTGATCACGGCTGGGTGTAAAATCACCTGATCCAAATCAAAACAACGGCACGCACCACCCTCATCACGTACCTCATAGCCACCACGTGGCCATCCTGGTTCACCGGGTTCGCGTTGTTTGATTAGAAAAAAATATAAACGCTTCTCGTAAAAATACGGTGCGGGTAAAACCCTATCACGTGGCTGGGGATTAGCTAACTCAGGTTCAATATCGGTATAGCGCTTCACAGTTCCAATCTGATCATCACCAACCATAAACGGGGTTTCAATTATCTTCATATCTTAATCTTTATAACGTAAATGTACGACAAAAACCCTGCCACAACAAAACCCTGCAACAAAAAATCATTGGGTGTAAACAAAAAAAAAAAACAAAACGCTTTTGGTCTAAAGATACAAAACAACTTTGACAAAACCAAACTTACTTTGCAACAAAAAAGTTCAAAGACGCAACAAAGGTACGAACAAATTGTGACAAAACCAAATTGAGTTGTGCGTCACAAAAGCGTAGTTGTGCGTCAAAAAAGGGATGATGTGTGAACAAAAAGTTCATAAAAAAGAGTTTGGATCGTGCACAATGAAAATGTGGCTAATCTCCACTCACAAACACCGTTACCAACCAACCTGTCACATACTATAATTGAACTAAACAAAACATTGCGTGGACAAAAATCCGACTCGTTCCACACCGTTAGTGTTTGTCACCCATTGTAAACAAAACCGCACAACACGTTATACAAAAACAGCGCATTTCTTACACAACTTTCGTCACGAAAAGCGCACTTTTAGGCGGTGTATCAACGCCAAAAACGGCGGAAAAAACGGCGGACTCCCGTTACACGATCACCATT